GCATCTGCCGCAGGAAATTGAATTGTAAAATCACCTGCTGTAGAAGTTTTATCTCCGCCAAATGCTAAAATACAAACTGCTGGGTCTCCAGAAGCTGAGTCATTAAATATCATTGCACCATTAGCAGTTACCGTTGCATTTGAAAATGTAAGATCAGCAAAATCTGTAAATGCAGTGGTTCCTGAAGTAGATGGATCAACTCTAGTTAATGCCGCTCCTTTTGCTGTATAGTTTGTACCACTAACTTCAGCTGTTGTTGTATATGCCGTTGTTGCAGCTCCAAGAGAAGCTGATGAGGTGTACAATGCTAAATTAAAAGTACTGCCACCTGAGTTTAAAAAATTGTGTTTAGCCTCTAACAATTCTTTTTTAAAAGAAGTTGCCATTGCTTGAGTTATAGCCATTATAGCCTCCTGATTATTTTAGCCATTTCTTCATGACCTTGTTTATCCAATAAACCCGCTACAGTAGAACGATCACTAACTATAGCTTGTTTCATATACAACAGAACAACATTTTCAATAGCGTCTTTATATGCTCTAGCTTGTGCTTGAACCATAGGATCAGCATTATCACTAACTTGAACAAGTCGTTCCATTATTCTTCCTGTCCAGTATTCTGGACTTAATCCTTTATTTTGTGTGGTTTTTACTCCAACACTCCCTATTGAACTTACTACATCTACACTAAACACTATCTGCTCCTTGCGGGTTTAATTTAGCAGAATCGCTTCTAGCTTCATCTCGAAGATCTCTATATTCTCCAAGAACTTTTAACATAGCTAAGGCTTCTTGAAATTTAGTTTCGTATAAAGTAATGGTTTCTGTAGATGCTTTCATAAACACCGCTCCTTCTACTAAAGCTCCATAAAGCATAGCATTAGGAGCATTTTTTGAAAGCCATGTTTGACCGCTATCTCCTGAATCTACTAAAGAAGCAGGTCGGTAGTAATAATGTAGTTCAAAACTTAACGAACTTGCTGGAGTCGGTGCTAATATAAAAGTATCATCATCAAACTGAGCATAGAAAAGAGGTTGCCCTGTAGTTGCTTCTGCTGGAGTATAGTCTCTAATCCAAGAGGGATGTTTAAATAGAAGGTAAGAGTAATTACTACTTGCGTCTATAACAGCTAAGCTATAAGGAGATAAAAAATCACTCGGAGTTGCTAAATAAGGAACGCTACCCGTAGCCGAACCTTTTACGTTTTTACGAAAAACAGGTAGTTGTACTGCTTTTAAAACCCTTTCTTCTGTTGTTTCAATAAACGTATTTAATGTATTAGTAAATGTCGTTTCAGTATTATCTAAATAATTCTGAACGGCTGTTTTTAATCCAGTGTATGTAAATCCCGCCATTATGTCTCCACCGTTACGTTGCCTATTCCACTTGTTGCCCCAAGCCCATTAAAATCAGTTCCTATTGGATCAGAAGCAAACGTCATCCCACTTCCTGCGTTTGTAGTGATTATAACTCCTAATTGACTTTGAGGTAAAGAAACGTCAGGTCTAGGTTTCCATAATTGTTCTGCATCAGCAGACAGGTTTGGAGGATCTAGTTGAGGATGTTTAGGTTCATAACACTCAGAACAAACTCTAAAATTTTCCCATGTAGTTTTTGCAGTAGTGTATGGATACCTAAAACTACAGGTATCGCATATGAAGTAAGCGTATTTTCCTGTAGCATAAGCCATTAAATATATTCTTGTCTAGGAACAAGCCTTACTGGAGAACGATCTTCATCGTATTTTAAAGCATTCATTAAATCCTGCTCATATTGTTCTTTTATAATCGGAAGTTTTTGTACATTCTTTTTTAAACACAAGTAATACGCAAGACCAGAAACTAAACAAGGCATAAACCTAGTAGGAATATCCACATCATTGATTTGTGCAGTAGCATCTTCTATGGTACGCCAAACATAGTAAACGAGTTTGTCAGTTGAGTTATCGGGAGTTGGGTATAGGTGAATAACGGGTGTTTTTAAACGTTCTACCCAATATTCAGTTGACCTAGACTTAGTGTCTTTATTAGGAATACTTATGTATTGATTGCGATCTATTCGATTTAATACATAGTCAGTAACGATTCCTCCTACAGTTCTCTCAATATAAGCGTCTAGTATGTCTATATCAAAAGAATTAATAGTGTATTCTTTACTTCCTTCGGTAAGAGTGAGTTCTACTTTAGAGATTTCCCACATTTGAATACCTCTATTAGACCAATCTGCAAACATTATGTTCATAGAACGTCTAGCCGTAACAGCGTCATAAGAAGTACGGGCTTCTAAACCCGCAAGTTCGTATGCTTCTTCTATTGCGGTCGCTACATCTAAATTAAATGCGCGAGTGCCTGAGGTCGCCATAACCTATGCGTGAAACACGGTCATTGTAAGAAACGTAGAAACAGTATATTCAATATATATACCGTCATCAAATAGTACACCCTCATCAGGAATTACTACATCTCTTGTTGCATCAGCATCACCAACAGAACTTAATCCCATAATACTTGTTCCTGAAGGAGAAGTATTTAAGAAATCAACAGTACCTGCAGTTGCTGTACTGGTTAAATAAATTCCTTTAAGTCTACTTCTTCCTGCAAATATAACATCTGCGGCTGAAGTGTTAACTCCTGCTGAAACATTACCCGCTGGATTACCTACTGCTGAAATACCTGATATAGTTTTAAAAAACTTAGTTCCTGTAGCTGTTCCGGCATTAGCACCTGTAATGGACTCTGTTTGAGCAGTTCCATTAACATCGGTTCCCGTAACAGTAAATGAGATAGCAGCATCATTCCCAGCAGAAAGAATAGTGACTATTCTTCCGTGACTAAGCGCAACTGCGCCGCCAGAAGCTAATGCACCACCTATAGTAAGTGCTGCATTATTTCCAACGGATGCTGCGGCTGATATTCCATCTGCGTCTAAAGCAACTGTATCTGCAGTAATTGTTACTGCTTTTACATCTGAAAATCCCGCCATAACTTACTCCTTAAATAATACCAGTAAGGTTAATTAGTGAGTAATCAGTAGTTACGTTAACAATCATTACTGTACCAATCACTTGTATTACATCTCCTGCTGCTGGTCCTACTGCTCCTGCTGCACCTAAAGGAACGGCGTGGTTACCCACAACTAATGTACCTGAAGTTAATATAGCTTGTGGACCTGATACTGCAAACCAACCATAAGCACTTGCTGCCATATCGACAACAGTTACACCTAGTGTAGCGCCTGTAGTGGTAGCGGCTTGAACAATTTGCGCACTGCGTGGATCAGGAATTAAAGTTATTCTTGAAGATGTTGTTATAGCTGTTGCTAAATCATCATAACAAGTAATTACTATTGATGGGTCTGCTGAATGATCATGTGCTGGGTTAGATTTTATTCTAAGCATCTGTCCCTCTCCAGCAGCGTCATTAACATAAAGGTATCCATTTGCATATTGATTTAGCGTTATATCTGTACCAGCAGTTTCTACTGATATAGCTGTTTCACCTGCGGCTACGCCTGCAGTTGGAGTTAAATCAAAGTGATGCGCTATTGAAGCAGCGTGAGTTACGCATTTACCTGCTGTAACTGCTGATGCTGCTAGTCTACCGTAAGCATAAACAGTATTACCGTAAAGCAATCTACTGCCTAATGGAAATAATTGAGTAAGCCCTGAAGTAAACGGGTCAACTGTACCGTATTGGCTTCCGCCTTTACCTACGATAAAATCGGCTGGACCATATCCTGTTGCTGCAACATATTGAGTATGTCCACCAGCATCTGTAAAGATATTACCATCTGAATTAATTACTAAACCATCAGTGATGGCTCCTGTTGCTGCTGTTACATCAATAGTTTTAAAACCATTCTCGGACCGGACTGGTCCATTAAACGTTGAATTTGCCATAATTTCCTCCTACGGAAATAAGTTCTATAGTCTCGGCTTGTCTGCTAGGTCAGTCGATAGAACAAACATAATTATCCTAGTTTTTTGATTGTATATCATTCACCTCAAAAAGAAAAGGGAGCCGAAGCTCCCTTATCATTTATTCACAAAAGTGAATTAGGCTCCGGGACTACCGAATATGCCTCTCCAGTCACTAAAACCGAAACTGTACCGCTCACGTGCTTTGTATCTTACATTACCAGTTTCGAAGTCTCCTTCCATACTGGTAGATACAGCAGTTCTAACGAAATGTTTCAATCCGTTAGGTACGTCAGTTTTGATGAAAAACGCATCAGTATCTGTTAGATAATGATTCACAACGTAGCCTTCAGATACCATTCCCATGTTTCTGATTGCATTGATGTCATTATCTGACGTGCCGACACGTCCCGGAGTTTCCATAAGTCTATCTGCTACGAATTGTAAAGCAGGTGGAATTATTAGTTTCCGAGCTTGTGCGTTGACCTTCATGTTTCTTTCATCTTTAAAGTCAGCAATATCAATCAATGCTTGTTCAAGTGAAGTTTCATTTAAGTCAGCTGATGTAGACAGCTCATTTTTCAAAGTCACGTTAGCAACAGTAGGGTGAGCAGTAGAACATAACTCTACTCCGTCACCACCAACAAATGAAGAACTAAACGCATTGTTTAATACGTTAGCCGCTTTCACTTGCTTAGTTTGTTGCATAGACCGTGCTAAAGCTCTTGTGTATCTTGAAGATAGTGTATCGTAGAGGTTATCTTCGATAGCTTCTTCTGTCAACGCAAATGCTAACGCTACAGTCTCGTGTGTATAACGCGAAGTAAAGGATTCTTGCGCTGTGTCATAAATGACTGCTGCGCCTTCGCCTTTAGTTGGTGCTTCACCAAACCCACTTAACATTACTTCTTCCTCGAATGCTCTTTCAGAACTTTCGGTGTCAAAGATGTCTTCGTGTTCATTATTATACCGTTCATACTCTAAACCAAAAAGAGCATGGAGTCCGGGGACAAGTTCTTTAACGAGCTGCGCTCTATTTATCGCCATATCATATTCTCCTTAGTTAAACTGCAAACGTGTTAGTTGGGAACGTAAAGTATCCTCTCGCAAAAGCACCTATTGAGTTGCTTGGTTGCGAAGCGAATCCTACGTTCAAAGCTACACCGCTTGAAGTAGTTGCTGTGACCCCTTCTTTTGATCTACCGTTGACAGTACTGCCAGCAGTAGTAGAAAGAGTGTATTTACTACCAATGAAACTTACTGCAGGAGTTCCTGCTGTAAACTGAGCTTCGTAAACGATCGCTGGATCGTTGTAAACGAGAGCTTCTGCATCGGCACCACCAAGGGTAGCCGTGCTGCCAGTCCAAACTTTAGAAAAAGTTGGAGTGCCATCGGTTGCTGTGAAAAATACCCCATAAAATACGCCTACGGGTGTGCCTGTCGCCGTGCCTTGAATGACATAACCACTAGATAAATTTACAACATCTCCACTGAAGATAGATGCCGAAGTTTCACTTGCGATTCTCATTTTAGCAGGACGAATAACACCACCGTACATATGATATGCGGGAGTAAAACCATCAGGTTTATCTGTGTTAGCCATTATTTAGCTCCTTTATATATGTTATTAATCGTCAATTATTTTTTACTTCCAAATGCAACTTTAGAAGACCTTTGGATATCACTATCTTTTATAGGCATTCTACCGTCGCTTTCTCGCATGTAGTTCTGATCAACACCGTCCATAGCAGTTTTTGCTTGGTTTGAGAAATAAGCTGTACGCTCATCAGCGGTTTCAACAGGTACTTTAGCGAGAATTAAACCTCCTACCCCTATTACTCCTACATTACTTCCACTATCGATTGTCGGTGCTTCAAAATCGGGATAATCCTCTGCTCTTACAGGTTCGTATCCTTCTCGTATGCGTTTAGACATATTAGATTTATCATCCTGTCCTCGTGTGGCTTCACGTATCCACCTAAACTGATATCCAGCAGGCGGTGTGGGTGCGTCTAACATTGACGGGGGCTTCCAAGGTGTTCTGCGAGTTTGAGAGACTCGTGTCTCGGCAGATCGTGAGTTTCGATCCGTTGTGACGTTTGTATCTTTATTTTCTGTAGTCATTTTATACTCCTTCAATATGCTTAGCATATTCTTCAAGCGGCACGTTTAGTCTTTTAGCTATTGCTACTTGACTAGGTGTTAGCTTAATTTTGCGTGACGTTTTTCTTCCTGTAGCACCTCTAGTAGAGGCAGCAACCTGTTGCACGGGGGCAGATTGCTCTTGAGAAAACTTATGTGGAAAATTATCTTGCATTCTTTGATCAACTTGAGAATAATAATTATCAGAAGAAGGATCAACTCCTAATTCTACTAATTCTTTATGTACTCCGAAAGCTGCAAAAGTCATAGCTTGATCATCTCCAAACCACTCATTTCTAGCTGCCCATGCTTCTGCTTTTGGATCTGGTGCGGCTGTTTGTTGTGGCTGTAAAGTCGGTTTATATTCTTCAACAGGAACTTCTTGAGAGGTTTGTTTAGCTCTAATTTGTTGCTGTGCAGATATCCTTCTAAGATTCTCTGCCTCAGCACTTGCCCTAGATAATTTTTCAGTTGCATTAGCAACACCATCTCCATCTCCTGATTCTTGAGCTTCTTTTAAAATACTTTTAGCTCGTTCTATATCGGATTGTACCCTGTTATCGTACTCTTTGAAAAGGGAAGAATCCGAATTTTTTAACTTTTCTTTTAAACTTGTTGCTGTTTGATTAACACTTTGAGCATAATTAACAGCTTCATCCCTCTGTCTTTCTGCTTCTCGCATTTTATAAGTTAATTTATCAATACGTTTTTGTACTGAGTCTGTAACTTCATCTAACTCGTCTTTTGGTTTAGAAATAACTTTTTCTTCCACCACTTCGTCTTTAATTGAATCGTCTACGTCTGCTGCATGTATATCTACTTCCCCTTCAGGAAGTTCTAACTCTATTACTTCTGCTTCTTGTTGCATGGTCTTCTCCATGATTGTTTATGATAAAATTGCTTCAGGATCATCTATACAGGCTAAAATCTCATCATCATTTAAAAGACGCATATCGCCACCTTCTATTTGAAAACGAGCTCCAGCATATCTGCCAAAAATAACCCAATCACCTTCTTCACACCAAGCACCATCAGGAAATTTGTTTAAATCCCCATAAGCGTCTGGTCCTTTAGCGACAACATAGCCAACGACCGTTGCAAGTCTTTCTTTATCAACAGTTGATTTAGCTAAGTGTATCCCGCCTTTAGTTACAGTCGATGCTGTAAAAGGTAATATTAAAATACGATACCCCGTTGGACGTGGTAACTTATTTGCATGTTTTTCTAAATTATCTGGGGTAATTACGGGTTCTTCAGTTTTATCAACCATCCGTCCTTTACTTCCAAAATTATCTACTCTATCTGGAACAGTTTTACTGGCGACATTAGTCATTTGCATCCTCCATGTTGGAATGTAGGGATTGAATCTCCTGTTCAGCGAAACTCAATCCTGCGATTTCACCAACTATCCTTTGGTATTGCTCAAAATGCTCAATACTTCCAGCAGCTAGTGTTTGCGTAAGAGCTTCTTTTCTCTCACGATATTTACGGAGCAAATGCTCCGTTGCTATGATATAGTCCATTATTTAATGGATCTATACCAAAGAAGTCCTTTCGTCTGTCCATAAGCCGCTTTTACTTTAGCTTTTTCACGAGTTTCTAAAGGTTCTCCAGCTTTAACAGTTTGAGTTCTAGTTGTGTCTTCTACACTAGGAAAACTAGGGGCAGCCTTTGCTTTCTTAGGTGAAGGAGACGGATATTTTTTCATGTTATCATAAAATTCACGCATTGTTACTCTCCGTTTGGTTTCCTACTTTCCCGAACTGTTTTAACCAATTCAGTGTAATTTTTATCTGCATCAGCTTGTGCTTTCTGCTCTAGTTCTTGTAATTCGACCGCTGTCTTAGTATCTGCAACTCTAACATCAGCATCTATCTTCTGAAGTTTAATATCTGCATCACGTTGGTCTTTATTTTCTTTTTGCATTAATTGTTCTTTTTCAAGTTGTAGTTGAGCTTCGAACATTTCACGTTGCGGATCTTGCATTGCTGCCTGTTCTGCTTGAGCTATTGCTTGAGCTTGTCCTGTAACTTGTTGTGTCGCTTGCGCCGCCGCAATCGCTATCTGACTTTCAATCTCTGGAGGTACTGCTTGTCCCGGAGGAGGAAGCTGTATACCTTGCTGAGATAAAATAGTTTCAATTTGAATTCTATATTTCAGAGCTTGATGTTGTTGTATGTGTGCTTGTAAAGCAGCAACTACGGCAGGATTTTGTTGTACCATCGGATTTTCTAAAAACGCTGTATGCGCTGCAATGTGAGCATCGTGATTTTGTTGTGGAAACGCTTGTAACGGAGTGTTATTTAACGCATCCATGTTTTCTAATACCGGATCTTTAGGCTGAACTTCTTCTTCCGGAGGTAATACTGAATCTATGTCTTTTATATTTAAAGCGATGTACATTTTACGATATGCTTCGCGTAAATTGTGTATATCAGGAGCTGCTTGCGCCATTTGCAGCTGTGTTTGCGCTAAAGTAATTCTTTGCGTCATACTAAAGATATTCGGGTCACTAATCGGAATTACGTCTACATTTGTGTCAAAATCGGTCTTAAAGACGTTTTCTGAGCCCCCTTGCACCTGATATGGGTATTCAGGCGGTAAAAACTCGCCAAATACTCTTTTTAAAATTTTAAACTCAGTTCTTTGTGCATAATGCAATCTTTTATGGATTGCAGACATAACACGTTGTCCTTTTTCCAACAAAGCAACTGTTGTACCTACAGGAGCTTCGGAATTACCGTCTCCTGTTGGACCTTCTACGGTAGATGCAAATTGTTTACCCGAATCAACTAAAGCACCTAACAAACTAGCTAAAGTGCCACTTGGTTCTTTATAAGGTAACGGTAAAAATGCATCTTGTAATCGACCTCCGGGAGCGTCAACATCTCGCCACTCTCCGGGCTGTAACGGATCATCATGCCGTTGAATATTTAGTCCTCTAGATTTAAATCCAGCAGGTAAGTTAGCTAAAGTTCCTGCATCAATTAATTGACGCAAGATTGAAGTAACTGATTTAGTTAACCCTCCCATCATATGAATTAAACCGAAACCATAGAAACCAAGTCCCGGAAGAAACTTGTAATGCGTGAAATATTCTACTTTTTTACGCATCGGGTCTTTTTCATCGTAGTTTGGACGAATAGCTAGTACTTTATTGTTGTCTTTACAGATAGTAACGATATAAGGCAACCTTAAACCCGTTTCTTCACCGCTTTCGTCAGTGTCTTCGTGTCCTTCTAGGTCTAAGTCAACGTGCATTTCCAATAAAGTAAATTCTTCGTCACTTATCGTTCTAGTTAACCCTTGTAGTTCTTCAATTTTAGAGTCTACTTGAGAAATGTCAGAAGAACTTTCAGGAGAGTTCATTTCAGTGTCTACATAAAACCCAGAAAGCTGTAATTTGCGTAATTCATTCTCTGCCATGTGTATTACATGAGTAATTCGTGGCGAAGTGAGTAAATCTACCGCATAATACGGTACAACTAGGTCTTCAGACTTAACAAAACGAGCAACAGCCCGTCCTACCGCAGGATCATAGTAAATTTTCTTAAAAGCAGAGCCTGTTAAGGGTAAATAAAACAAAAGTTGATCCATTTCAGGGTCATATTCTTCCATTTTATAGGTTATTTGGTAATTCATGAAGTTTTTAACGCGATTTGCCTTTTCTAGCTTCGCATCGTCGGTCATTCCTAATACTTCGGTATCTACTGGACCGCCAGCAGGTAATAATTCTTTGTAGGCTTGGGCTTGAAACTGTGTAACCGCTTCTGCTAGTATTGGATGGTGTACTCCAGAGGCGCCAACAAAAGGTTGTGATCTAGCTTCAGAGTTTATACCTAATAAATCTAAACCATCGACATAGGTTTGAAACCAATCACTTCTAGATTCTAAGTCTTCTTCGAAAGAAGAGACTAATTCAGTTGCAATAGTTGATAATTCACGATCATCTATGTTTTCTGCTAAATTTTCACCAAATTTAGATTCTTTTTCTTCTGGCATATCACTACCACGAACGATAGTTCCGTCAGGTTGTACGAAAAGTTCTGTCTCTTCTTCAGGCTGTTGCATAATCTCTAGTTCAACTTCTTGTTCAGCATTTGGAACTAGGGATAAAGATTGTTTTTCGATTGCCATTTAAAACCACTCCACCTATATGTTTACATCATAGTATGATTTGTATTAATAATAAACCCTTTCAGAAGGATGGTACTCCTCTTCTTCGAAATAGTCACTGGTTAATTGTAAAAATCCACCCTCCCTAAACCGAGCTAGGGCTAATGTTGTCGCATCTACTAAGTCATCGTTCTCTCCGCTAGGAAAGTCACTAACTTCTTCCATTAGTTCTTCACCAAAACGATTTTCAGGAACCCAAACGCGTCCATCTTGGAAAATAGGAGAAACAGAATTAAGCCTAGCTATCTTGTCTTGTCCTTTTCCGGGAGAAAAAGTATTAACAGGAATACCTACTCTGCGTAATTCTTGTACTAAAGGAATACCACTGGCTTTTGCTTCAATAATCACCGTATCCGGATCCCAATAATCGTACAAACGTAAGGCTTCGTTTTTAAGTTCAGGAAAATCGAAGCGTTCTTTTATACAATCTATTAAAATTAAATGCGCATCGTTGCCGTGATATATTTCTTCCCCGATTTTGCCTTCAGGATAAAACACTCCCCACGTTGTTATTGCGGTAAAATCAGCTCTTTCGCTTTTTAGAAACGCAGTATCGTATGATTGTATTAAATAATCACATTTAGGCGGTTCATTAGGTTCCCAAACCTTAAACCACTCTTTAGGGATAATAGATATACCCTCACCTGTTGGTCTTTGCATATATTGCGCCGCCCATTTAGACGGGCTAACCGAGGCTTTAATACTTTCTAATTCTTCTATTTTCCAATAATTGTTCCAAAGAGGCTTGCCAGAAGGTAAAATAGCAGGGAATTCAATGACTTGCCATTGATCTGCGCCTTTTTCTTGCGCCATCTTTTTAATAAGTCTACCCGTTAAGTCTTTTTTATTCCAACGAGTCATTACAATAACGATGGCTCCTCCGGGTTGTAACCGTTGACGAGGACCCGCCATAAACCATTCGTATGCATCATCCATCGCTTTATCAGACATTGCATCTTGCTCGGAATGTGGATCGTCAATAATGAACAAATCTGCGCCCCTTCCGGCTAACGCACCACCGATACCTGCGGCATAGTATTCTCCACCTTTGTTCGTGAGCCACTTTCCGGCAGAACGGCTGTCCGCTTTTAGTTCAGTATCCGGAAATAACGCATGATATTCGTCACCGTCAATTAAATCTCGGACTTTACGACCAAAGTTAACGGCAAGATCTGAAGTATGCGTTGCTTCAATAATTTTTAATTTAGGATTTTTACCTAATAAGTAAGCCGGAAACAAATGGGATGCAAACTCAGACTTAGTATGTCGTGGCGGCATATTGATAATTAACCGCTTTAATTTACCCGTGGCTATGTCGTCAAAGGCTTTTGCCATTTTAACGTGGTGATCGCCATTAATAAACTCTTTCCAAATCGATTTAACGAAATGCATAAACGTACTGGTAGATTTTTCTTGAAACTCACGTTTAGTTAGTTCTTCTAATAGAACCGTAAACTCTTTCGCTTCCGCTTTATCTAGGTAGGTTAGGTCAATTTCTTTTAATGCGTCTAGCCGATCTC